ACATGGCACTGAGCACCGCCCAGGCCCTGCTGGCGTGGGCGGCGGCCAAGCTGGCCATCGACTTCCCGCCGTCCTTCCCGGACGACGCGACGGCGAAGGGCCACCAGATCAGTTGGCGGGAGATGATCGAGCAGCACCCCTGGGTCACCGAGGACGTCTTCCGCCGCTCGGTCACCCTCATCCGCATGGGCCACCGGGGGCCCTTCATCCCCGGCCCGGCGGTGTGGCTCGACTACGCCCAGCAGGCGGCGGACGAGCTGCAGCGGGAGGCCCGGTCCCGGCACCGCCAGCTGCCCCCGCCGGCGCCGCCCACGGACGACGAGCGGCGGCAGGAAGAGGACCGGGTGGAGGCGGCGAAGCTGAAGGCGCGGCTGTCGCTGCCAGAGAAGATGCGCGCACGGAGGAAGCGGTGATGTCCGAGACCATGGAGTGGCGGCAGCTGTACGGGGCCCGCCAGACGCTGTTCGTGAGCGGGGTGGGGGTGGGGGACTACTACCCCACCACGCAGGGCGTGTTCCGCGTCCGGTTGTGGCCGGAGGACCGGCTGCAGGGCGGGCGGGAGCGCCTGGTGCTCACCGAGGAGACCGCCCGCACCATGCTGCTCGGGATGCTCGAGCGCCTGCGCCGGGAGGCCGGTGAGTGATGCGGGTATTTCTGGCCGGGAAGGTCGACCCCCTCCATGGGGCGTGGCGGGACGCCCTGATGGACCGGGTGTGGCTGTGGGACGCCCACGACCGAACGCGCCGCGACCACGCCCGGTGGGTGTTGCCGCGGGAACTGGACGACCCCTTGGAGTATCCGGCGTGGCCCCAGGAGCCGAACCAGTGGGTACTGGGGAGGCACCAGTACGTCGGGCCCTTCGTGGTGCAGCCCCCGACGGAACTTGAGACCAAGTACACCGGCGACTTCCACGGGAACACCTGGACCGGGCAGCACGGGTGGATGGACGACGCCGAGCGCCAGCAGATCGTCGAGGCCAACCGGCGGGCCCTCCGCGGCGCTGATCTGTGCTTCTGCTACCTCAACACGCCGGACTGCTTCGGCACCCTGGTCGAGCTGGGCTACGCCATCGCCCACCGGGTGTTTACGTTCGTCCTGGTCAACCCGGACGCGGAGTGGGAGCAGGACGATTACTGGTACGTCGGGCAAAGCGCCGACGTGTGGTCACTGCTGGGTGACACCCGCCTCGACCACGACGTCGGGAACCCGGACGAGGTTGCCGACCGCGCCGCCCCACCGGCGTCTTCGCCGGCGGAGGCCCGCCTCGTCCGCACGGCCTTCCACCAGGCGCTGAGCGACTGGTCGGCACGTCCACCGCGCTCGCCGACCGCTGCCCAGGAAGCCGCCCGGCAGCCGCCGCCGCGGCGGGCCCGGGTGGACGAGCAGCTCATCGCCTCGTTGTCGTCCATCGCGCAGTGGACCAGCGACCCGCGGGTGCGCAACGAGGCGGCGCGGATGCTCGGTGTGCTGGGAGGCCCCGTGCCGTACGCGCCGGGACAGCGCGGATGACCATCCGCTACGTCCGAGACGGGCTGCGCATCAAGCGTCTGGAGCTGGCGGCCGACCTGACGGCGCTGCACCGACAGGCGGCGTCGGCGGAGGAGATGGCGCGGGACGTGAAGGCCCGCACGCACGCCCTCAAGGTGGGCCTCCTGGGCGACAACCGCCGCCGAATGGGTCTGCTGCGGACGGCGGCGGCGCGGGCGAGCGGGGGCGAGGCCCCGGGGCCGCTCGTGCCCCCCTCGGCGGTGCGCCGGGCCCGCCGGGTGGCGAAGGTGTCCCAGCGCGACCTCGCCGCCGGGCTGAAGATCTCCCGCTCCAGCATCGCCGAGGCGGAGCGGGGCGTGCGCCTGCCGCTGCCGGTGCTGGCCACGTGGACGGCGCTGGTGCTGGCGGCCGGCGAGGAGGCAGCCTCATGAGCTGGCGCACCTGGGGCGTCTACCTCTGGGGCTTCGTGGCCGGCGCCGCCCTGGCCTCCTACCTCACCCTGAGCTGCGCGGACGGCCACGCGCAGTCCCCGGACGTGGCCTACGCCCTCGAGCACGCCTCGGCCGAGTACGGGGTGAGCCTGGGCTGCCTGCGGAACCTGGCCTGGCGGGAGTCCAGGTATCAGCCCTGGCAGACGAATTGGCAAGGGTCGGGAGCTGCTGGGTTGATGCAATTCATGCCGGGCACGTATCGCTGGATGAGCCAGCAGGCGGGCTACGGCGGGACGAGCCCCTACGACGCCTGGTCGAGCGCGCATGTGGCAGCGTGGGCAATTTCTCGGGGATACCTGAGTCACTGGGGCGGGCGTTGCTGATGCCCACCGGGGACGTGCACGCCGAGCACGCCCCGGACGCCTGCTGCGAGCTGGGGCGCATCGACAACCACCACCCCCTGCCCACCAACCTGCGCCTGTACGTCGACCCCTACGGGTTCACCTACCGCTTGTGCGAGCGGCACTACCTCGCCCTCATCACGGGGCTCCTGCACGCCGAGGGCTCCCGGCGGCAGACCCGCCCCATGGGCCGCGCGTGGGCGGACCGCGGGACGCGCCCCAAGCGGGAGCGGCGATGACGCTGCTGCTCCCCGGCCGCCCCGTGCGCTGCCCGCGCTGCCTCCTCGGCGGCGTGGTCGTCCACGAGGTGGAGTGGCGCGACGGCCCCTTCTGGCGCCGCAGCGTGTGGGTGGACGAGCCCCTGCGGTGCACGGAACGGTGTACGCTGAGCGGCGACGCCGTGACCCGTCTCCTGCTCGCCGTCGACGCCCAGCCCGCCTACCAGCTGCCCCTGCTGCCAGAGGCGCCGGACGGGGAGGTGGCCGCGTGACCGCCGCCGCGCCCGCCGACAGCGCCACCTGGCTGCTCGCCCAGGTGTCCGAGGCCGACCTGCAGGCGTTCGTGGTGCGCACCGCCCGCCTGCTCGGCTACCGCGTCTTCCACCCCCGCTTCAGCATCGGGAGCGATACGGGCTGGCCGGACCTGGCGATGTGTTCCCCGGAGCAGCAGCGCATGGTCTTCGCCGAGCTGAAGCGCGAGGGGCGCAAACCCACCCGCACCCGCCTCGTCAACGGCCGGCTGCGCCAGGGGCAGGACGCCTGGCTGGCCACGCTGGCCGAGGCCGGGCAGGAGGTGTACTGGTGGATGCCCTCCGACCGCGCCGACCTGGTGGAGATTTTGCAGTTCGGCCCCCGGGTGGACATGCCCTGCCTGCGTCGGCTGCGGGACTTCTTGCGGGAGGGTGCGGATGGATGAGGCGCGACTCGCGGAGATCGAGGCGCGGCTGAAGGCCGTTTCGCCCGGGCCCTGGCGCTTGGGGTCGTTTTGGGAGACCGCGGGGCGCGACTTCGACCGGGGAGAGGTGTGGGCGTCCGAACCCAAGTGGACCGACGGCATGCTTGTCACCCACCACTACGCGGTGCTCCAACCGTGGTCGCACATCGAGGACGGGGTGTGGGAGGGAGACGAGCCGATTGAGGCGCTGGAGTGGCTCGCGCATACGCCGGGGGACGCGGCGTTCTTCGCCCACGCGCCGGCGGACGTGACCGAACTCCTTGCTGAGGTGCGCCGCCTCCGGGCGGCCGCGGCCATACCAGGAGGCGGGGGTGGCTAGAAACAGGAGCGTAACAGGGCAATTCCTGCCCGGCGCCCCCTCCCCCAACCCGAACGGGCGCCCCAAGGGCCTGGCCGCCCTGGTGCGCCAAGAGACCCGAGAGGGCGCCGAGCTGGTGGCGTACATGCTGGCCGTCCTGCGCCACCCCAAGCAGCCCACCGCCCTGCGCATGGCCGCCGCCCAGTGGCTGGCCGACCGGGGCTTCGGCCGGGCGGTGAACGTGGTGGAGGCGGACATCACCGTCGACGCCCAGGTGACCCACCGCGAGCTGCTCCGCGCCCACGTCGAGGAGGCCGACGTCGAGCGCCTGACGCGGGCCCTGCTGGGGAACGACGATGGCTAGGGCCGGCGGTGCCCCGGCACTCGGCCCCGACGGCACCGTACCGGCACGGCGGCCTTCGTATGCGCCCGGGCAGCAGGTGTGGCTGCTGCTCAGCCTGGTGAGCGAGGATACGCTCGATGAGCGGGTCGAGCCGATGTGCTTCGGGGCGTTCTCGAGCAAGGGGCGGGCGCTCTACTATGCGGAGCAGTCGCTCGGCGTGGCCCAGGAGCGGTGGGAAGTGGACTGGCCGAACGCCGATCGCTTGTGGGTGTTGCTGGACGGAGCCGTATGCCAGATCGAGTGCGTGGTGCTCGACCAGCAGTGGCAGCACGTCACCAGTCCGGAATGGGAGCGGGCGCGGCGAAAGCGAGCACGGCGGGTGGTGCTGGAGGCGGACGATGCCGAACAGTGAGTCGGAGGCGGACCCCTTCGCCGCCTACGTGGGTGAGGCGCAGAGGCTCCAGGCAAACGCGCAGCGCCGGCTGGGCCGCTTGAGCGTGCTCGTGCGTGGCGGTCGGCTCAGCGCAGGACAAGCCGAACAATCCTTCCGCTGGTACGTGCAACGCCTGACGCTGGACCTCGCCGTGTTGCAAGAGTCGGCCACCGCCGCCATGGCGGCCGCGCGCGCCCGGCTGGCGCTGTTGGGGGCGGACGATGACGAACGCGAGTGACGCGCCATGCGAGCGGTGTCAGCGGCTGTTCAGTGAGTTATCGCTCCTGCCGGAGAACCGGGCCGCCATCGATGCCGCCATCGACCACGCCATGAAGAAGCACCTCGCGGGGCTGCAGGCCCAGATCACCCGGCTGGTCGATACGGGGGTGCAGCAGGGGACGCGGGTACGGACGGCGTTGGAAGGCTATGAGGCGGCGCGGCTCCGCCAGAGCGATGGCGCAGGCGTCGAGTGGGCGGGAGTGGCCGAGCGGATGGCGCGCACACTGTACGGCTACAAAGACGAAGCGGACGTCGAGCGCCTCACCCGCGCCCTCCTGGGGGCCGACGAGGAACGCGGTTGACAAACGCCACCGCGCCCCCGCCCGTCTCTGGCGGGCATGGGCCACTGGCCGGGGAATATACCGCAGGTAGCCCCGCGTGGGACGCCGTCGCCCTCGAGCTGGCCCGGCGCCGCCCCGAGGCCTACGCCTTCGTCGCCCACGGTCTGCGCCCCGCCCCGCACCACCGGCACTGGCTCGAGCAGGTGCGCCGTGCGGTGGAGACCCCCGGCGGCCGCCTGCTCGTGGTGGCCCCGCCGGGTGCGGCCAAGTCGACCTACCTCTCCTTCGTCCTCCCCCTGTGGTACCTCGGCCGGCACCCCCAGCGGGCCGTGCTGGCCGTCACCTCGAGCGACACGATGGCCCGCCAGTTCCACGGCACGGTGGCCCTCGGGCTGAGCGCGACGCCGGCGCACGCCGCGGTGTTCCCCGCGCCCGACGCCCGGGCCGATCCCGAGCGGGGCTGGTCGACGGACGGCCTCTACCTCCGCGGGGTGCCCCCCGGGACGAAGGACCCCAGCTACCGCTGCAGCGGCTTCGGCGCCTCGGTGATCGGCTCCCGGGCCCACTGCCTGCTCCTGGACGACCCGGTGACGCAGGAGACCGCCACCTCCCCCGTGGAGATGCAGCGGGTGCGCCAGCTGCTGGACATGACCCTGCTCCCCCGCCTCCACCCCCAGGGCAGCGCCCTGTGCATCACCACCCGGTGGGGGGAGGAGGACGTGGCCGCCCACCTGCTCAAGCAGGGCTGGGATCTGCTGCACACCCCCGCCCTGGGCGACTTCCCCTGGCTCGCCCCGGACGCGCCCCGGGACGCGGACGGGCACGGCTCCCTGTGGCCGGCCCAGTGGTCGCTCGACTGGCTGCTGAACGAGCGCCGCCGGCTGGGCAGCGCGCAGTGGGGCACGGTCTGGATGGGCGACCCCGTCCCGGTGGGCGCCGGCGTCTTCCAGGCCGAGTGGTTCCGGCCCTACACCCGGGAGCTGGCCCAGGCGCTGCAGTCCCGCCTCACCGTGGTGGCCTACGTCGACCTGGCCTGGAGCCAGAAGCAGAGCGCGGACTACACCTGCGTCTGCGTGGTGGGCTACGACCCGGCCGACCCGGTGCGCACGCTCTACGTGCTGTCCTGGTTCCGCAAGCGGGTGGACGAGGCCGGGCTCGTGGACGCCCTGGCCGAGTACCTCCTGCAGGTGCGGCCCCGCTACATCGGCGTCGAGGTGGGGGCCTACCGCCAGGCGGCCACCCTGACTCTGCGCGACCAGCTGCAGCAGACGCTCGGCGCCCGGCTGGCCACGGCGGTGGTGGCCGTGCCGGTGGCCACGGACAAGGTGACCCGGGCCCGGGCGCCCGCCGCGAAGGCCGAGGCCG